CAAAGAACTGTCAGCATACCGCTGGGAAAACTCTTGATATGTGAAGCTACGGTGGCGCAGCACTTGAGCTGCGATACCCCTGGTAGTTTCTAGTTCCAGAGTCATAAACGCTTGCTCAAACACAGACCAGTGGTTGTGGTTAATACAATACTTAAGAAGACCAGCAACCTTAGGGTTGTCCTGGTTGTTTGGATTGCTCACGCGAGCAACATATCCCATAGTCTTTTCAGCGTCAGGAGTGACGGAAACAAGCTTAGCAGTGTTCATTGAAAGGTGTCGTCGAGTACTACTTTATAACGATATGCCCCAGATGACAAGGTAGTAGGCATAAAATTCATTGAAATGGACAAACGTTTGCCCGTAGATGGTGTGGTAACGTGTGCCAAATTACCTGGCCAAAGGACCAGCAGACCGTCCTCAGGTTTGACAAAATGGTCGTTCTGATTGAACTCCGTGGGTTTAGTAGGAGAGAGATGCAGATAGGGTTTAGAGGGCATCTGAGAGGGGTTCAGGAGCACTAGACCACCAGCACCCTCTTCAATATGCAGGTAGTGGGTACCCACAAACAATGCATTGCCGTGACTGTGCACAGCTTGTTGTGCTCCATTCTGTGCCAAGTTCAACCAACAGTCAGTGATCACACAGTCACCACAAGTGATCAGACAGTTAACATTACGAATGAAATCCTCGTGGGCATCTTTAAGAAACTGTTTGAAGTGTGCAATCTCAGGCACATCTCTGTTCTCTTCCAGAAAATGCTCACCACCATTCTGCCAGAAATGTACGAGACGTTCATCGTCTTCGTTGTATCCTGGTTTCTTATTTTTAATAAGACGACGCACCGTTTCTTTCAATGCATCGTTTTTATCATAACGGTAATGCCCTACAGGATAGCTGAAGATAGCATCAACTTTCAAACGTTCCAAAACCTTGTGCTGCCTTTTTACGAAGTTGTTTTTCTTTCAGTTGTCTCTTTGCAACTCTAAGTTGCATTTTCATATACTGAAGTTCTTCTTCAGTATACAGCTCTGGTCTTTTGTCAGCTACTTTCAGTGCTGCTTTCGCTAATCGGATTTGGTCTTTGAGTCGGGTCATAGTAGGCTTTGTAGTATGCAACGATTCCGCTGGAGATCTTATGACCCTGTGAGATCCAGTCGTGACAACACTCATAGATTGCCTGTCCATTATTAGGGATGGTGTCACTACCAAATTTCTTCAATAGAATTGCTAAGCACTCTTGCCTCAGCTTCATCTTGTGGTCTGAGTAACGCCAGTCAGTCAGGGATTCCATCGTCATCGTTGATTTCATTATAAGTGAGGGAATTTTTAAACAATTCCTCGTATTTTACGTTGAGGTAACTGGGTGTTCCTTTGGTCTCTCCACCCACAGGAGGAGTGTAAGCATCTGGGTCAGAGTAAATCTCAGACTCCAAGGCATTAACCAAAGACTTGAGATTTTTCAGGATCAGCTTGAGGCGTTCCCGATCGGGTTCCATAAGACCTGTTCGTTTAAGTATATAGTAGCATAAAAAAAGAGGGGTGTAAACCCCTCATTTAATCTTCCAGATTTTATCCGCTCTAGATTTTAGATCTACCCACTTGGCATAATGTATACCACGATAGGTCAAAAATCCGAAGACTTTATCTGGATCGTGTTTTGATGGATCATACTCTGGAAGGTCATATTCAAATCTGACCTTCAGCATTTACCTACCCCCTATGTAAGAGGAGTAGTTCTCCATATAAAAGTCCAATGAATGCAACACAACCTAGGGAAATTAATCCTGAAATTTGTAGTGCTTCCATATCAATCACTTGGTGTAAGTGTGACCGCGATAGCAGAAAGTGCCGTGAGTCTCGGTGGACTCTACACAACGAGTATCATACTCAACACCACGATAAGAGGTGTGAGAGATCTGAGCGTCGTGCAGTGCAGCAGCTTTCTTGATTTGCTTGCGAATAAGATTGAGTGTGTTCATTAGTCTGACCTAAAAGAATGGGTGAATTGAACCTTCTCTGGTTTCCCAGGATCCGTTTTCCCGTTCCTTCAGTCGTTTGCGTCCCAGTAAAATTCACATTCAGGCACAGATTCCTTTACGGTCTCTACTAATTCTACCACCACTTGAGGTGGTAGATCCATCCTGTTCTTTTTAATCTTGAACATTAATGCATCAGCATCAGTACAAGACATTTGTGAGTAGAGTAGTAACTCAAACATTGGGATGAACGTTCCGTTCCGCGACTTACTTGCGTCCTATGTATAAGCCCCGTCGCATTGACCTTCCACTTTTGTCTTGAGATACCCAATTAGATTCCACTTTGACCGTTGGTCAAGGTTAGGATCCATTTGAATCTCCACACGACGTTGGAGGAACCTTTCACAGGACATATGCCACCCATAGGGTGACCCGTCATTATGATGGGCAAGGGTCAATGCCAACAGTAGACTTACCATTGGATGAACGTAGGACTACTATAGTCCTTATAGTCTATATAGTCAAGTCTTTTGGTATAACGTGTTACAGTTTATTTTCTGTTACCCCATTGGATCTTAGGAAACGCTTCCTTGACTACGTTCTCAGTGATCCGAAATTTTGATTTGAGTTTCTTATCCTTCGCCAAGCACACGACTTCAGCTTCAGACTCGTGTAACCCCTCCAGGAGACCCACAAACATCGTCTCACGCTTCAGAGATGACAGACTATCAGCACCACCCTTAACGAAGTAGTGGAGCAGTCTGTGCTCTGTGCTAAGACGTGCGTGCTCTGTGCCAGCTGGCGACTCGTTCGGTTTGTATGGTACATCGCCTTCGGGAAGACTCGATTCGATACTAGGATCGTAATTGATAATCAGAATCTTCCGAAGAGCTTCACTGTTATACTCCCTCAGGAGCTTAATCTTTTGTTCTTTTGTTTTTGCGTTGCTCACTTTTTGGAGCACTTCAGATACTAATAATTCTGCCATAGTAAAAGTATTTTTTAGTATTTAGTCCTCTTCCTCTTCGTATTCATCGCTGAATGTCAGAGAAATTAGTTCGCCAGTATATGCTCTACCGTTAGAGTCATACATTTCGGGATGATCAAATGGTTCTTCATCATTACCACCGTTCATTGAGAACACAACGTCGTTACCTACCCATCCAATGATGCCTCCGAGGACAAAAAAGATGACGCACGCTACGCCGCTGAAGAATAGTGTAATTGCTACTGGCATTTCTTACTCCTGTGATGTATCCTCCCACTCCATACTAAACGAAAAGTAATATGTTAAGCGGAAGAGTTTAAATGAGGGGTTAAAAGCGAACCCCTTGCGCTGCTTGGGTTCCTGAGGTTTTTTTGCCCTCCTTAGCATCAACTCTATGCCTTTATTTATCTTGGTACTCACACAAGACCTCGCTCTTGGAAAAGCTTTGCAGCATCCACGAGACCACCCACGTTTCTACCTTCAAAAACAATTTGTGGAAAGGACACAGTTTCTTTCTGAAGTGTTTCTTTGACCTCTTCTTTAGTAATGTCGCGGTCAAGTTTCATCTCAACATAGTCAATGTCAGCTCGTTCAAACAGCTCTCTAGCAAGGTTGCAATAATGGCAACCCTTCATTGTGTAGATAATATTAGGCATTAAAAAAGAGGGTCTCTCGACCCCCTTATTATAGTTGTTTTTTTAATAACTGTCAAATATTAAGAAACCAAGTATCACAGAGCATTACCACGAGGAAGAACTTCCTCAGGGAACACAAAGTTCTCGTGTGGTTGATCCACTGGTGCCATCCAAGCACGCAAGCCTTCATTCAGGAGAATATTCTTCGTATAGAACGTTTCAAACTCAGGATCTTCCGCAGCCCTGATCTCCTGACTAACGAAATCGTATGCACGGAGATTAAGAGCGAGACCAATAATGCCAATAGAACTGGTCCAGAGACCCATAACAGGAACAAAAAGCATAAAGAAATGAAGCCAACGCTTATTGCTGAAAGCAATTCCAAAAATCTGAGACCAATAACGGTTAGCCGTAACCATACTGTACGTTTCTTCTTCCTGCGTTGAATCGAATGCCTTGAAAGTGTTAGCTTGTTCTCCATCTTGATACAAAGTATTCTCTACAGTGACACCGTGGATAGCGCTGAGCAGTGCTCCACCTAGTATACCAGCAACACCCATCATATGGAACGGGTTGAGCGTCCAGTTGTGGAAGCCCTGTAGGAAGAGTAGGAAGCGGAAAATCGCTGCAACACCAAACGACGGCGCAAAGAACCAACTGGACTGTCCGAGAGGGTAAATGAGAAAAACAGAAGTAAAGACAGCAATCGGACCACTAAAGGCGATAGCATTGTACGGTCTAATCCCCACTAAACGTGCAATCTCAAACTGCCTGAGCATAAAACCTATGAGAGCAAAGGCTCCGTGGAGCGCCACAAAAGCCCAGAGTCCCCCAAGCTGGCACCACCTGATGAAATCCCCCTGAGACTCAGGACCCCAAAGTAGAAGAAGAGAATGACCCATAGAGTCAGCAGGAGTTGACACTGCTGCTGTAAGAAAATTAGCGCCCTCAAGGTAACTAGACGCCAACCCGTGGGTATACCAGCTCGTAACAAACGTCGTGCCAGTAAGCCAGCCACCAATTGCGAGATAAGCAGTGGGAAAAAGAAGTAGTCCAGACCAGCCCACAAAGACAAAGCGGTCGCGTTTAAGCCAGTCATCAAGGACATCGAACCAACCCCTCCTTGGGGGACTCATAGTGCTTGCTACCATTGTTGTTTTCCTTTCGTAAGTAGAATAGTTGTGGCCAAGTATCTCTAATGATCTCGGCAAGTTTGTACGGTGTATCTTTGGATATCATTTACTGTAGGTGTCATATCCCTTGGCGTCATCTGACTTTTTAATCTCAGCTGCCAGTTCCTTCTCAGTCTTGAGATGGTGTGCTTTCAGATCTGGATTAGGTTGAGATCCTACCGTGGGGTTACGTGATTTGTTCTTGATAACAATGAAGGCATCCTTGTTAATCTTTTTGGTACCCTTAAGTGGAGTCCATTTACTACCGTCACCTTCAATCTCGTAGGTTGAGGTGCCAGCAAGTTCTACAACAACTTCATCACCATAGTCCCACCCCAAAGCTTCCAGAGCGAGAGATAACTGCCCCAACATACCACCAGGGTACATAACAGAATCATTCATAACGTGTTCTTCAGGTTCAAGATTACCAATCATCGGTGATCATCCATAAGAGAATAAAAAGTTTTCCACAAAATCTTCAGCACGTTCTTTACCGAACTTACTGGAGAGATAACCAGCAACAGGATCAAGCTTTTTCATATAGGAATCGAAATCCCTATAGACAAATTCTTCGATCCCATTTGGTTGTTCTGATTCTAACAGATCTTTATACACACCGACGTATTTTTTAAACATCGGTAGGTGATCTGGAATCTCAGGCATTGTACAAGTCTCGACATAGATGTGTTCCGAGAAATGATTCCCAGGTTCAAAGAAACGAATACCTTTCTTGCACTTTGGTAGAAGCTCACCATAGGACAAAAGATAATTCTCTGTCGGATGCTGAAAATCAAACGTGATTACAACTTTCTTTTCAAAGAATCCCAAAAGATCTACACCAAATGCTGGAAGATCAGATCCTGTTTTAGGATAGTAAATGATGTTGTAAATGCAAGACTTTTTGTCCCAGATAATTGCTTCGCGTGCTTTAAGAATATGGGGACCAGAGTAGATGTTTGCCTCCAGGTTTACATCACCTTTACCTTCCCACTTAGCCCAGTTTGTTTTTGTATCTAGAGGAATTGCTTGTATCAGCTCTTCTCTCCAATCATTCCACAAAAATCTCATAGTAAAACCACACAGAGTATGGGAACTATTATACTCGATATTCCTAAGAAAAACCCCCCCAGATAACTGAGGGGGTCAGTACTACCATCTTCCATATCAACCGATGGAAGGAGCAGTGAGTGCCACAGGAGTGGACTCAGCAGCTGCCAGGTCGAGAGGGAAGTTGTGAGCGTTACGCTCGTGCATCACTTCCATACCCAGACCAGCACGGTTGAGAACGTCTGCCCAGGT